GCGAGCCGTTTCCTTTTAAAGTAGGAATATTTAAGCCATAATTATTTGCATCTAATGAATGTATTTGTAAGTTAGAAATATCGTTACCACTAACCATTAAATTTACACCCTTTTTTGCATATGAATTAATTATATTAGTTGCATCACCTAGAGGTATTGTTATATTTAATTCTTTTTTAATTTTATCAAATAATGGTACCATTTCTGGTGTTAAATCAGCTAAATTCTCAATGCCTAGCTTATCTAGTACTTTTTTTAATTTATTGTTATAACCTTCTTTCTTAAGTACAGCCACAACATAATCAAATATTTCTATTGGGTTCCCTCTTTCTGGCTTAACGAATGTATCTGAACCATAGTCAAACACAATTCCGCCACTCCCCATTTGAGGCCACTTACCTCTTTTACTTAAGAGCTTAACTTCAGCATATATTTTTTTACCAGAAGGTTCATGCAAAAACTCTAAATCACCAATGCCCTTATTAGAAAATCCTTTAAAATCACTTACTAGTTTTAAATCTGGATTAAGAAATTCAATTTGCTTTCCTGCGTAGTATTCCCAAGCTATTGATCGGTATACTTTTGCATTATAAGGATTACCATCACCTCTTTTAAAATTATTTTTAGAATAATCTAAAAATGCTTTTTCAAAAGAAGTAAATTTTGTTTTAGGGTTTAATTTTATTTGCTCACTAACAATACTAAAAACATTCCCTAATTCGTCTTTAAATAAAACTTTATTTGCATTTTTGTCAAATATGCTTGTTGATTTAGAAAATTTTATTACGTCCTTTGATACGTTAGAATTTTCGTCGCTTGGAATTATTTTAGGGTCATAAGTAATAAAGCCAGTTTCTCCTTCATTAAGGGGAAAAGCATAATAATCCCATCCAAGTTCTTTTGCAAATTTATGTGCTAAAGCATTATATAATCGTATTCTGCTTTTTTCTTTAGCCGTAAATGCTACAGAATTTAATTTTTCTTTTTTAACTAAGTCTATTGTGCTATTTGCAACCGTTCCAAAAACTTGAAATGCACTAGTCAATCCTTGTGTAGCGGTTCCTAATATTTCTGTGCTTCCCGTTTCTTTGTCTGAAAAAGCTAATAATACAGATTTAGGGTCATTAGCTAATGTTCCATCTTCAATGCCAAACGTACCTTCAAATATTTCATATTCAAAATCAGGCTCATCAAATACTTTAGATTCAAAAGGTATTTTTCCAACAGTAAAATTATATTTTTTATCGCTACTCAAAGGATTTAATGGGTCTGTTACCCAATCAGAATCAATTTTAGTGCTAAGGCTAAATTTAAATGTTGTTGGTCTTTCAATTGCTTTACTTACCTCATCTAAGTAATTATCAACAAACTTCTGTCCAGTTAATTCGCTAATACCTTTAATTTTTTCAATAATATTAGGATCAGCTAAAACTTCCATGGTAGCATCGTAAGCAAACTGTTCGGCTAAAGCTTCAGCTAAAGCAGTTTTGCGAGTACCTTGAGTAGAACGGCCAACATCATTACCTAAAAAGTATTTTAGCCACTCTGCTTTTACGATTTTTTTCTTAGTAAATATTTTCTTGCCTTCAGCTGTTTTTTCTCTTAAAGGCTTCCCGTTTGCGTCTACAGCAGCTTCTGCAAAAGCATTAAACCTTTTATTTATAACATATTGGGGTATAGCTTCGTATATAGCTTCAAAATTGTTAGAAAGAAAAGATCTATAATCTTCTGTTCTACCCATTAGCTTAGCCAACGGTTTTTTAAGTTCTGTTCTAAAACTTTTTTCTAGTTCAGGTCTAAACTTATTTGATGTTACTTCAGGTATTTTTGTTCCAAATGTTTTCTTTACAGCATTTACAACAGTAGGCTTTATTGTTTCATCTAGTCCTAATTGTTTTCTTAGACTAACTTTTTCTTTTGGTTTTTTATCTTCAATGCGCTCAGTTACTTCTTCTGTAGTTGTATCTGTGACACCTTTAGCCCCTGTAATGTCTTCCGTAAATTCCGTGTCTAAAATACGATTTGCCGCCTCAATTGCTCTTTTTCTTGCAAGTTTGTTTACGTAGGCTGCAATAGGTACACCTGGGTTTTCTTCTGGTTTATATGATCTTATTAAATCAAATATTCCACGCTTGCCAGTTAGTATTTCATCAGATAATAATTGTTTATCAAATCCAGGAACATTGCGATATTTATCTGCAATTTTATTAGCCATTGGTCTATATAGCTCTAATATTTCGGCCTCTCCTTTTTTTCCTTTTTCTTCGTATATTCGTTGTACTTTTTCAGATGCTTCTTTAGATTTAGAAAATAATCTTATTTCTTCTTCTATTTCTTTTCCAATTTTTTGTACATTAACAAGCTTTCCTTTAAATCCTTCTTTAGCTCCTTTTATTATTCCTTCATCTATACTATTATTAAAATCTTTTATGAAATTAAATACGTCCCTGCCTGAATTAAATTTAATTTCTTTACCAAAACCTCTAAATAATCTTCTTGTGCTATCGCCTATTTTAGTAAAAATTCCTTCGTTAAATTTTATATCGCCTGTGGCTAAAGCGTCAGAAAACAAAGTAAGAACCTCTTCATATTGAACAGCTTCAGGCTCTTTAGAATAAGCCCGTAACCTTCTAGCTAAATCTGAATCTGCAACTTTATTTATATCTATTTTGCCCAGTTCTTCAATTAAAGCATTTGCTAAATTTTTAGAAGCTGCACCTTTTCTTAATAAAGTTTGATTAAGAACAGCATGCAATAATTCGTGAGATGCAACATTTACAGCTTGTTCTTGTAGGGCTATTTCTTGGTTTATTACTATTTCTTGCTTATTGCCTGGTAATGGTAAAATTGCACCATCATTTCCGCTGTACAACGCTTCGCTATCACCACCTTTTGATTTTATATATTCATCAAATTCTTGAGCTGTTTCTATAACAGTAAAATCTACACCAAGTTTTTTAGCATCAGCCTCTGCTTTAGCTGTAGTCTCCTCAAACTTTCTTGTTGTAGCATCTTTAAGTATTTCCGCGTTTGCTTTATTTAAATTGTCTATTTCTTTAAATAAAATTTTCCTTCCCTCTTGTGTTGTGGTATTTTGTACACCTGACTTTATTTTTTCTATTCTATCTTTATTTGTGGCATACTCAGTTAGCTCAGCATCATTCATTGCATATAAAGAAGTCCTATATTTCCTTCTTAACGTAGATATTTTGCCTTCAATATTTAATAATTGATTTTTTAATATTTGTTGAGCTTCAGGGTTTTGTTCCTTACTTATTTGATTAGCTATATTAGAATAATTTTCAGCATAAGACTCTAAAACAGGTTTTACGTTTTCTGGCATTAATAATCCTTCAGCATAAGCTACTTGGTCTGCATTAGCTCCTGACATATAAGAGGTGACAGTAACACCGCCCTGCATTAGTGTGCCTAAAAGAAAATTATCTAAAAGTTCATACTTGTTTATATTCTTATAAAAATCTCTTCCTAACGTTAAATCATCAAGACCTTTTGTTGCTAAATCTTGAGTTACTTCAACTAAACCTTCTGCAGGAACTGCTAAATATTTTAATGCTATTCTTGATATTCCATTACTAAGAAATTGCTTAGCTTGTTGTGCAGATCCTTCTTTAGCAATAACTCCGGTGGTTTTCATTAAACCTCTAAATAAAAAATCTGCCCCAGCTTGAATAGCCCCTGTTCCAAGAGCGTTAGCTATAATCGCAGATTCTGAAGCTTTTGGATTATTTAAATACTCATCATTAAATTTTTCACCAGCAATTAATGCTCCATGAGTGACAATACCACCACCGCCGTATGCGCTAAAGACTATTGAAGGTATTGTTTGTATTAAACCGTCAGCTGCTAAAAAAGCCGCATCAACTACATTACCTTTTTCAATAGATTCAGAAATACTTTGAGATTCTGTTTTTAATTGTTTATCTCTTATTTCTTTTATAACCTCTTCTGCTTCGCTTTTTGTATCAGCTGTTCTTATAAAACCTAAACCAGGATACCCAGCAATTGGGTCATCGTCAGTATTAAAATACTCATTAAGTTTAGCAACGCGTTCTTTTCTACTAAGCTCTGGATTTATCCATCTATCAATGCTTAATAAAACCATATCTCTAAGCCCAATCTCCTGCTTCTGTATATTAGCGGGTATTTTAGATGGAGATAAAGCTATAGACCCTAAAAAACCGGCTCTATCATCTTTTGGTTGTAAATCTACAGTAGAGTCAACTGTTTCTGTTTGAGGTGATTCCAAAGAAATATCTTCCAAGCTGGATGCCATACTTGGTGTTTCGAGCGCTGCAGTTTCCTCCACATCCGCACCCGGTGATGTGGTCGTTGTCTTTCCCAGCTCTTTAATATTATATTTTTTAATATAATCTTCTACGGCTATATTAGATTGTTGAGCAGCTGCTTCTATTTGTTCAAGCGTATATTCTTCGTTATTAAATTCAAACATGCTATTCTTGTGTTTCAATTGGTAAATTGCCCGTATTTACTGTTCCGGCATTATTTGATTTTCCTTTTAGCTTATCAATAACTCCTTGCGTTTCTGCTTTGGCTTGTTTTTCCCTTTGACTTAGTTGTGTTTGTACAGATTGCATATATTCCTTAAACTCAGGGCTTTTTAATAATTTTTTTAGTCCTTGTTCAATTTTCACACGCTGTGAAGGAGAATAAGCTTTGTTAGCTTGTATTTCATTAAAAAGCCTTATTATATCGCTTTCGTTCGTTAGGTCATATGAAATAGGTGTTTCGTTCCCTTCTTTATCATATGTAATTAACTGAAATATTTTATCATTTTCGTCATATGTAGCTTTATCACCCGAAACAGATCTAAAATATGCTAAAGGATCGTTTATAAATTTAGCGGCTTCTTCAGCTCCAAGAATAATATTAGGGTCCATGGGTTTTGGCGGCTTTTCTGTTTTTTTAATAGCCGTTTTGCGATCATATAAACTTTTTGCCCTATCATATGCTGTTTTTGCAGCTATTTTATATTGTTCTTTTATTTTAAAGACTAATTCTTCTTTGTTTACCTTGTCAAGGCGGCCATTATCTTCAAAGTCATCTTGAATATTTTTAGCAAGCTCCGGTGATAAACCTAGTTCGTCAACAGCAATACTAGCGATATCTCCGTCAGTATATTTTTCATCACTGAGTACTTGGTCAATTTTAGAATTAAATTCATCTTCATTCCATCCTTGGAGCGCATATTTTTCAAATTGTTCGCCCAATGCTTTTACTTGTGATTGGTATGCGTCTGACCTTCTTGTTATAGGTCTTGTGTTTACCAAAGAATTAAAGTCCTTTTCTTCCCCATCTGAAAATATAAATTTACCGTCAGCTACCTTAAAATTGCCCTCATATATATCGTTTATTCTTCCATAAAGAGTTTCGCTGTTTAGTTTGCTTAAATCTTCTTGTTGGAGGTCCGCTACATTTACTATCCATTGCTTAAAATCATTTGTTTTTGCGGCTACACCATTTATTTTAGCAATAGATTGGCTAATTGCCATTTGTTTTTCAACAGGGCTTAAATCAGGATTACTTATTGCGTTAATAGCTTCATCTCGCAATTTCATTGCCTCTCCGGTAGCCCATTCCCTCATTTGGATAGGTACTTGACTTTCATCTAGCTGCGGTAGTTGGGCAATAGCACGAGCATTATTTTCTTGTAATCTCTGTTCTTCTGCTTTTCTACGCAATAAAGCTTGTTCCCCACGTAGAACAGCTTGTCGCACCTGCCCTGTTACGTCAGTAAATTTACCTGCTGCTTGTCGCGCGCCTCTAATTAATTGTTGATTTGCCATTTTTTTTATTTTATTAGCTGCCTAATTCAGAAGCGCCTCCGGTTGCTGCCCCAGCAACTACTCGTCCAGCGCCTACAGCTATATTTGCTATTCCACCAACTAAACCTTCAGTTGCGGCACGCCTTGCTTCATCTGCTGCGGCTTTACGCTGCTGAGCCATACCGAATAATGTTTCTGTTCTACCAAATTCTTTTGCTTCTAGTGCAGCCGTACCAGCTGCTCTTTGCTGTTCTAAAGTTTGTTGCCCTCTTGCTCTAGCCATTTGATTAGCAGCTTCTTGCTGACCAATACTAGCAGAAGCTTGCTGTAAATTAGCAGATTGTTGTTGCGCTAAAGTTTGTGCTAATGCAGCAATGCCAGATCCTCCAGCCGCTTGTTGCAAACCACCAAGTGCGCTAGCTAAACCCTGTTGTTGTTGTTGAGCCGCAAATTGTGCTTGTTGTTGATTTACTGTTAAATCTTCAAAGGGGTTAGTTAAGTTAGCAGACGGATCCTTAAACTCAAAAGTTTCATACGCTTGTCTTTGTTGTTTAAGTTCTTGTCTGGCGGCACGCTGTTCCTTCCTTCTTGCTCTACCACCGATTAATCCACCGGCCATGCCCGCTAATCCTTCAGCTATTTGTCCAAAAGCCCCAGGGTCGCTTTTTGCTGTGCCTTGCATAGCTTTACCAAAACCTGATATATCTCCTGCCATAATTATTATATTTAACTGCTAAAGCTTACTTCGGAATTTACCGCGTAAAGCTCGCAAAATTCTGTTGATGTGTTTTTTATTTTAACTGTTGCGTGGTAACCAATAAGCCCATTACTATTTATTACATTGTTTTTATTAAACATAAAATAAGCATCTTCTTGGGGCGGTTTAGCTGTAGTTTCAACATCAACTACAAAAGAAAGTCTATCGGCTGATACACTAACACACTTACCTAACCTTTGCTTAACATTGCTTAAGTCTAAATAATATATAATATCTGTTGCTTGCAACGATGTATTTAACGGTTTATCGAATGTTATTGTTTTATTTGCCATTTTTAATATTTTTTATTAAAACCCAAATCCTTCTCGATACAAAATTGCTCCCAAATTATATGGGTTAAATAGATTGGTCTCCATGTTTGTTTCTTCTGGAAAATCTAAAACTACATCAACATATAAATTAAAAATACTTCTATCTGATAGTGGAGAAATTGCGCCTTTTTTAGGATTAACATATAATTTGAACGTGTCATCAATTCCATTTAAATTTTTTGATGCAAAAGTAACTTTAATATCTACATAATCGTCATTAAAATTGACTATATCAAAACTTCGTATAGTGTTATTATCATTTTCAACTTTAAATGCGTGAATTGGATTAAACCAATCAAAAAATGAATCATTTTGTCCTGTAAAATCTTGTAATTTAAGCCTAATCGTAAAAAATACATCTTCAGTGGCTGTGCCTACCTGCCAAGGATATTCCCCATCAAATCTCATTTTAATTCTATATTCAAAAAAAGACTTTGTAATGCCTTGAAATTGGGATTGAGAATCAAAATCAACGTCAGAAACATTTGCCCCCAAACTAGATCTTTGAATATCTAATGGGTAAACATTTATGTTTCCTTTAATTGGGACAGCAGAGTCGTCTGATGAAGTGCACAAATCCATAATATCCTCAATAACTCCTTTATTGTCTAACTTATATATTTTTGAATTTGTAAAGTCTTTAAAGTATCTATTTTCTAAAGGAACTCTTATATGCTGTCCTAATCGAGGTACAAAAATTTTGATTGGAGAATTAGAACTAATTGAGGTAGGCGACAAATTACCAGAAATAAATGAACCTACTTTAGGATTACCTGTTTTTCCATCAGTATTATATACTTTCCATATAAGTGGGTCACTTGTTGCGTTACACGCCTCATTTTTAGTGCTGAAAACAAATTGCTCAGACTCACCTTCTGTGCCGCTTCTTGGGTAAGAACTTGCTCTATGATCTATTGCTGTTCTAATTACTAGGCTGGTAAAGGTTTCACTATTTGTTGTCACATATTCAATATCAACTAATAAATTAACAGTTAAAGTTAAACCGTTATTAGTAATTACATAAGGGCCAGTTACCGTAACACTATTTCCATCAATAGCCGTGTACGTACCACTTGCAGCTTCTTCTATAATATTACTATTTACAAGCAATAAACTGTAATTATTATTTGAATAGGGAGCCCATTTAGAGACATGCAAACTACGAGTATCTATAATAGTTCTATCAATTTCATAAACAAATTGTACCAATCTTTTTGTATTAACTACATTTGACACCTCTGTAATCACATCGCTTCTTCTACTAGAAAAATGCCCATTTGGCCAAAGTATTGGGGAACCAGCAGAACCGCGGAATACTGGCTTTTGCCATAGTTGCGTTCCACCTTCGTGAGGATATAATTCAGACTCCGGTGATATACCTGTTACTTCCACTATGAAGTCATTTGGTAAAGTTACTGGCAAATCTTCTGTTATATCTCTTGATGGTCTTATGTAAAGGGTTGCATCTGCATTTGGGAAAATAAACGCGCTAGGCTGCAATGTTATTGTAGCACCTACTGTTACATCATTAAGTGTCAAATATAGTTCGTTGTTATCATCATAGGTTTCGGTAACATCGTTACCGCTTACTAAAGCATCGTATAGCCTAAACTCATTAGGCTGTAAAGCGTCTTCCCCTACTCCATCTAATAGTTGTTTGCCCACCATTAGTATTTTATACTGTATACTATTTAGACTACTATTTGTGCTACCAGCAATTCCCTGAATTGTTGATAAGCTATTTATAAATGAACCGTTGTAATCTGTGCCTTGATTTACATCGCTATAACTTATTGTTAATGTTATTTTTCTATTAACAAAGCTATCTAAATTAATAGTTACTAACTCATTAAAATTAATAGCATCAGTATCAACAGTAAAATTTAAAGTAACTATATGTTCATTAACCGGATCAACACTTATTGATACATTACTGATTGTTACATTATTCTTATTACCATTGCTAAATACAAAATTGCTTGATGAGGGTTGACTAATTATGTCATAATCATAACTTGAGTTTAAAGTAAATTCAAATTCAACTTCATCATTATCTATTTCATCGCCACCAAAACCAATATAACTTTTTGTTTTAATAGCATTATTAACAGAGTCCGCATGGTAAGCTTTAATTTGTAATGTTTTTTGTGATTTAGCTAATCTATTGAAAGTAACTGTTCTAGAACCAAAGCTTTCGCCAAACTCTGTTTTTTCTCCTACAGAAAATATTAATGTATATGTTTTTGCAATATTATAATTATCGTCAGTAGCGGTAAAATCTAAAAATACATCTACAAAACCACCACCTGGAATTGTTAATGTTTCTTCTTGTATATTAGATACACTATCGTTTAAAACATATCTAACGATAGCTCCAGGCTCGCCAATTATTTTTAGGCTTCTTTGCTCTTGATTATTTTCTAAAGCCCCAGTATCTATATTTTTGCTTTGAACAATTTTATTAGGAATAATTACCTGTCTAGCCCGTGCAGTTACGGTATAATTAATAGAAGTTGTACCGTTTTCTATTAAAATATATTCCGCAGTAGCTACCTCTGTTGTGCTTCCCCCTGTTTGAGATATTTGCGAGTTAGCATTAATATTAGAATTACTAATAGTAACATTACCAGACAACAGTTCAAATCCTTCATCAGCAGTTAAAAGATCATTTGTTATTAAATAAACCTCTCCTGGTCTTCCAGATATAATAAATTCTCTAGAATCTACCAAGCTATTGGAATTACTTAATACAACAGCACGAGTAATCGTAACCTCAATTTCTTTTAATATCAATCTACCACCACTTATAGGTATTAGTATTGTTGTATCTATATTTGGTTGATAAGTTATACCATGGGTATATGTTACAGTAACCCCATCTCCATTTTGAACAAAAGTACAGTTAGTTCCTGTAAAATCACTAGCTAATAATTTATAATTATTTGGAGGTGTTATATTTAAAGAAACAGTGTTTTTATTTGCTGGAATTAATTCTCCTGGTAGCAAATTGGTTAAAACCTTAGATTGTGTTGTTATTCCAACATTATATTGGCTAGCCTCTATTATTGTTAAATCAATACCAAAAATAAGGTCTGTTCTAACTCTTGTGTCTTCTATAACGTCTTGCTCTGAAGATTTTCCTAAACCTTGAAAATTAAACTTTTTTAAATCAAGATTACCCCCTGTTTCAGAATCAAACTTTGCTTCTCCTTTAATATTTGAAAAATATTTGTTTTCTTTATTTATGAAAGATATTTCAGCTGATTTTTCTTGGTCAGTTTGTACAGTCGCAATCCAGTCTTTAGTTCCTTCGTAACTAATTGTTTTAAATCTTTTTATCGCAGAAGGCTCATCATTAATTTCAAATTCTACAAACGATTCGCCCTGTACTCCATAAAAATTATTTCTCGGAGATAAGGTCGATGCATGCTTCCATAAATTTGCATTGTTAAATGTAAAATATTTTGAATTAATTGAAATAGCATTTTGAGGAACAAATGATTTTCTAGTTACCCAGCCATTAACGTTTTCTGAAAATGAAACTGTATCATTATCATCAGCAAAAGAAATATTATATATTTCGTCTCTTTCATTAAACGAGCCAAATATTTTTTGATTAGTTTCTAAACGATCTCTAAAAAAATCGTTCATATTAACATCTGATATAGGCGTTAATCCATCTTTTGAAAGTCGTAAAACTTTACCGTTTTTTCTGTCTACAAAATAACATCTAAACCCAAAAGCAGCAAATGATTGTGGGTCATTTGAAATACCGTATTCACCATTATACTCTTGTGCATCCCCAATAACTCTATTGGTAGAAGTTAAAGTACCATTTCCATTTGCGTCAAATAATTGAGATTTATTTGCATATACTCTTACTACTTTATTTTCTAAAAATATAACCATTGCATTGTCCCATGTATGCAATTTTTGTATTTTACCGTAAGAGGGCAAAAAGTCTTTTGTTATTGTTTCTGCTTGAATAAATTGATTAGAATTATTTATAGAAGATTTAGAATTAATAATTCCAGACCAAATAAGCCCATTAAATTTATGTTCTTCTTGATAGCCTTCTTCTAAAACAGTAGATGCCTTAACACCATTTTTAATAAAAGGAGCATTAAAATCATCTCGTATTCTATTGCTTTCAACGCCGTTGTTAAAGTTGAAACAATTGTACCAATTTAGCACATGCGTGTCATAATGTTTTGATATTGGATATGCAATGTCATTTTCATAATAAATATCAAGTTCTGTTTTTTGTCTAACTGGTTCGGTTTCAAAAATAGCGGGGTTTGAAACAAAACTGCCTTTTTCTTCTTCGTCTCTTTCGGCTAATAAACTTAAAGTTATAAAATTTGGTTCTAAATCTGTTTTATTTGTTGTAACCGTTTCTGTTAAATTTTGCTCAATGCCGTCCTCATTCTCAAATCTTAAGTGATAAATTTGGGGAAATGATGTTAAAGTTTGAACATAAACCTGACCAACTCTATATATTGTTTCGTGGTTTGAAAATTGTATTTTAGAACCTGTTTCTATATTTTGTAATAATATATTATCGTCATCTGGCCCGGTCACTTCTAAAGAAATATGGAACTGTTTTCCCCCAAATGTTTGTCTTTGTCCACTGGTCGAATTGCTACCCGCTGTAGGTGTTCCACCCCATCGAACAAAAAATGGTACAATTCTAATTCCATCTGCATTTTTGGGGTTTCTATCTTTGCCATCAAAACTAGCGGAATATTTAGCATAATATTCTATATCACCGTCATTTAAGGTAGATTGTTCTGTTGCCTTTTTTAACAGCCCGTTTGATTCAAGCTTTACAAAAAACCTTCCATTAAACTCTGGGTCACCTGCATTAGCGCTATCCTCATATATACGCATATCAATACCAGGTCTAATAGTGTCATTTGTTCCAGTGTATAAAAAATCTATATCATCTCCAAAAGGTTCAGTAAATTTTATTTCCGCTTCATCGGCACCATCTAAGTGGTATCTAATGCTAGCGATCTTATATAGTTTTGATTTTTTATTATCTTTAGCAAATTTCACGTATCTACCAACAGCTAATTGTTTTTTAGACTCGTCGTCAACGCCTTTCTCGTCGTCTGCAGTAGGAGGGGAAGTAATAGTTCCTTTTGAGTTAATAGAACTTATTAATATAGTAGTATTATCTTTAGTGGGAGTAGAGCCTGCTTTTTTTACAGTCGTTAATGTTTGATCTCCATAAGAAGCAGAAAATAAAACATTACCAAAAATACCAACTTGCTCAATTTTTTCATGAACAAATTCTGGAGGCTCACTAAATATATCAATAACTTTATACCTATTGTCAGGACTATTAATAGCTTCATTTTTCCCGTGGCTCTTTTTTAATAATATATAGCTATCTTCATTAATTTTATTTCTTTCTGAAGAAGGGAATGAAACAAAAGCAAATCCATTGTCGTCATCAAAATACACCCTATCGGCTGCTATATTATAATATTCTGCCGATGTTTCTTTTACAAAAAATTTGAAATGGGTGGCCCACGCTGGGGGAACGCTATTTAGTTTAACAGATAATGCTGTATTTTTATTGGCAAATGATTTATCTAAAAAATACGATCCAGAATTATTTGACAAAACAGGCGTTTGCCTATTAAATTTATCAACATAAACAACGCCTAACTCATAATTTCTATTAGACTTAATACTTCGTTTAAAAAGCCCGTCAGTAATCACAGGGGCTACTGAAAACTTAGGATCATATGGAATATCATAATTTTGATAATAATTACCATATATTATTCTATTCCCAACAATTTCTTGCGCAAGTGCTTTTTTAGGTACATTGTCCCATTGCCTTAGTAACTGAATATTTGGTACAGTAGATTTTATTGTTTCTTTTGTTATCTCAAAAGATAAATTTACTCCTTCAACATCTTTTCTTTTTTTAGTATCAACAATATAAACATTATTGTCATCATCAAACTTTAAAAGAATATCAATCGATTTAACAGTATCATTACCTTTATCAATGTTTAATAATGTTAACCTTCTTAAATTATTTACAAGGCCTTCATTAAATCCTTTCTTTCCGTCATATTCAAATTCACCCGGGATAAAAGCGGGCATTGAAAATGGTGAAAATGTTGAATATGTATTATCTAAGTATTTCCATCTATATGCAAATCTTGGAAATTTTAATTCATATATAGGGTCATTTTCCCGCAATGTAGCAGTAACACTATAATCTATGTTTTCGGGTTGCTCACTATAAGAAATAACTTGAAATACTGTAGTTGTAGAGGCTATACTATTTATTTTTAATGTGGCCTCATATGTTTTGTCATTGTTTTCAAAATCAAAAATAATAATATCTCCCTCTTTCCACCCGGCAGCTGGATATAAATTTTGCCCCGCTGTTATAGTTGGATTTTCATTAGAAGGTAATACTAATGCTCCATCTTTATAAAAATTAAAAGTACCACTTGAAACTACTACATTATCTCTAAGTGTAGTTGACATTCTTAATTCAGGAGATTTTTGAGGGGCTTTTTTAGCTACGCATATATCTTCTTCTAAAATGTTTCTTGTAGATCCATCATACAATCTTATAATTGTATTTTGTTTTAGTATTGTTCCGTCGGCTTGTTTTAAATTATTTGAATAGTGCTTAAACTTTTCTATATCAATAACTTTTGGCTCATTTAATCCATCTGTAAAAAATAATAAGCCATCAATAATATTTGCACCTAAAATAAAATATTTTGAATCAAAATTTAATACACTTTCTTTAAAATATTCAAAAGCAAAAGTAACACCCGCTTGTATTTCGCCAGTATAAGAAACATTATTAAGTATTAAAGAATTTGAAGTATCATTTTTAGGAGTAGTTATTATTGTATTTTTAGGCACATTAAATTCTAGCGGAGGTAATACGGAAGATATTTTTATGCTATTACGACATAAAGCTTGGGTGGATTGCTTAAGACTTTGATCATAAACCGGAGGATCTTGTTTAAAATTAAAAAATATATCCTTTCTTTCGTCCAAACTCATCCCCCTTAAGATAAGGCCGTCATCAGATGGGTCAATTCTTAAACTATCAATAGTTACCTCAGTAAAAGTTTTTAAATCTATTAATATTGGGTCAATAATATTATTAACAATATCATATTCGTAAATGCCATTTAATTCTTCAGAATTAACAAACCAATATATTTTTTTATTAAGAGTATCTTTGGCTGTACCTATACAAGTTGCATTTGTTAAACCTAAATCAAAAACTTTTTCATTACCCAATACATTTTCAATAGCACCAGCATCAGAACCTTCTGAACTAGATATTTGAATATTTAAAGCGTCTCTATATTCACCATTAGGTATAAGTCTTTCGTCAAGGTCTTTATTCATTCGACCTTTAACAAATGTATGCTTAAGTTCTGCCATTTATTAGTGCTTAATTTGCTGCGATTTTCCGCGCATGATTTGAGTAAGATCCTCTATGCTAATATTTGCTAGTCTTAATTTAGCCGAGCGAATAGCTGCTCGTTTTTCTTTTTTCAGCCGGTTTACTTGGTATTCTGGTACATTTGCTTTTGCTGTAATAATGCCGTGTGCTATAAACTTATACAAAGCCTCTTCCGCAAATTTATGAATACGCATATCACCTTCAGCAAATAAACCATCTGATATATACTTTACAATAATTATTTTGTCTTTTAAATCGCTTGAAAAGCTAATTATTCCATTAGTATCATCAATTATAAAAAAACCGGTTTTGGTTGCTAATTGAGGGTTTAAACCATAACGTTTGCCAAAATCAACATTATAACCATACCCTTCTTCTAAATTATCTATAGTGTCTCGTTGAACATTGTCAGAACTAGACTTTTGAAACCGACTTACTGTTGTAGACTCAGAACCTATTAGCAAATTCCCTTGGTCATCAAATAAATAATTATAATTATCATCTTGTAGTATAGCAGTAGGGGCTGTTGATAAAGGCGCTGGCTTTATAGCTCTTTCAATTCCAGCATCATCTACGTATGTTATCTTAACATAGCTAACAAAATCGTGTGGCAAGTCTACAGATAAAGACGGAGGTAATTCAATTTCTTGAGTTTTAAGACTATTTACAGTATCATAGTTTAACTCTTGTATACCTCGCTGTGCGTGGAATGCAACCTCAGCACGTTTTGCACTTTTAATAATCTTATCATCTCCAACTTGAGAAACAATAAAGTTATTTATAATATCAGTGGCTGTTATATACTGGTAATCGCCCTTGGCCGATCCTCCGTAATATTCTTTTGGTGTTTGCGTTCCTAATGCCATTTATTTAAGATTTTTCTTTTTGTACTTTTAAAGCGTCTTTTTGATCCGCTATTTGGCTTATTTCGGGCTGTCTAATGACTATTCCCGCATAAGCTAATATTTTATATACCAGAACAGTTTCTTCGCTTTCATGGAGCTCAAAATCAGTTGTAGTGGATGAGTCATATAAACTAACATTATCTACATCTGTATATCCCCAACCTACCTCAGCTGGTATTTTTATATAAGAACATTTTACCGCTGAAGTTATTGTAGTAGGGTACACATTAATATATCCTCCTTCTCTGATAAACACAGGTCTAGCTGTTGTGGGTTTTGTTAAAGGTGAGGCATTTATATATAAATACTCATTTTGAGCTATTTCCTCAATTTCTGTTGCATTATTGTAGAATACTGTTCCTAGCCTATATAAGTCAGTTGGCATTGCAAATAATGGATTAGAATAAGTCAAATCTGTTGATTTTCTAAACAAATTGATTTTTTCTTTTATATTTTTTATGATATTAGCATGCTCATTATTAATCTCACCCATTCTATTAAATTGGTTAAGATCATAAAAATATTGCTCAAATATTTCTAATTGGGCTTGATTAGCTAACAAATTAAATTCTTGTGGTGTTATATAACCCCTATTTTCTTTATTTGAAATTGCTAATACTCTGTTATATACCGTATTAATGTTAACTGCCATATCTATATTTATAATAATAAGGGCCACCGAAGTGACCCTTATCACCACGGTTTACTTAAGTTTTTTCTCTATTGATTTGTAAACTTCAGTCCCTTCATCTGTTTTAAACCACGCCGCAAGTGCAGAGTATGGGTTTTCATCAAATGGCACCGTCATAAGCTTTCTATTTGTACTACTCCAAGAAAAAGTTCTTTGATCTTGTGATAGCGAAATAATGCCAGCTTCAGCCGCTTTAATTCCAAAGTTTCTTAATTGTACATTATCATCATTCACTAACTCAACAAATAGCTCCGCATTATTTCTAGCAAATAATAATAAGTCTCTTCTAATTTCTTGACTAGTCATTTTACTAACACTTGAGCCTTGTTCAACCCGTAAAACCGCTTCAGCATGATCAACATCTAAGCCTTTAGCTAAATTTAGTGCTTCAATTTCTAGTTCTAAATCTTGTAATTCATATTTAGCAACAGCAACGTTATCTACTTCATAATATGTTTTGTTACGTTGCGGATGATATAATGATAATAATTTTTGTAAGGCTTGGTCAGATTTTGGAACAAATAAAGATCCGTTTTTAAAAACAATATGTTTTAAAGTTGAATATCCCTGCTGCTCGTCTTTAAACGGGGAATTTTGGTTACTAGCGTAACGCAATTCTCTATTTAAACCTTTCCCTTCATCAAACCACATCAATGGGTTTCTGCCATGATGTCTAGAAGCTAACGTATATGTTATAGGCGCTTTATTGCCTTTTAACACGTAAGTTCTATCCTTAATTGCCCATTCATCTTTTTTCTGAGCGGGTTTAATTGGTTTTGGTGTTTCTACTATTTGGGCTGCTGAAACTTCTAAAGTCTCTACAGCATCTTTCTTTTTTGCCATAATATAATATAATAAAATTGTTAAAAGTAAAACCTACCCCTGAAGATTCATCAGGGGTAAATCTTACATTAGTAATTATGCTTGAGTAACAGACTTGAATAATACAAAGTTGTTAGCACCTTGAACACATAAACATCTTTCTGATAAGAAGTGTACGTTCATTTCATCAACGTCAGAAGTATAAACTCCGCCTACAGATCCAGTGATCCAAGACTTCATTTTTCTATCATCTGCTTCAGAAGCGCGGTAACGCACGTGTAAGAAAGGACGCTTAATGTTCTTACCTAGTTGCTGATCGTATACTGTTGAAGTACCAGCTGGTACCATAACACCATCAATATCTTCAGTAAGTCCACGTGTAGCGGCATCATTTAAATATTTCCAGTCAGTTTTGTAAAAGTCATAAGATCCTCTACGGAAACCGCTAAATCCTAAGTTGATAGCCATATCCTCGCTATTGTCAAATACCCCAAAAGAGCTACCTCCGTTATAGTGAGCATTTACAGCACCTAACATATCATCAAAAGCTAATGCAGTTGCACGGTTTAAGAAAAGCATGTTTTCTTCAATAGCTCCTTGCTTGTCAAGATTCTTAAGAATTTCATCAAAGTCTTGAAGGGCAGTACGATCTGCACCAGCGTTAGCTAAAGTAGCTTCACCTGAATTAAAGTTTTGATAGATGTTTCCACGGCTTTCAATAGCAGCAAAAAGACCTTCAGTACCTTTATATCCTTGATCATTAGCTTCAGAACCAGCGCCAGTAGTAGCAGCTAATTCACCTTCAACCATTGACATTTCAAGATAATCTTCAAAACGTAAACGAGTTTCGTGCTCTGATTTTAAATACCATAAGTACCCAGAAGCTCCGTTCTCAGTAGTTACTTCTACCCACCCAATTTGTGCAGCATCAGAACCAGAGATATTATATTTATCTTTGATAATGATTGGTGAATTGCTAAATTGTTGGAAACCAGCGTCTACAGATCCTGTCATACCGGCAGTTCCTTTAGCAAATTCAGAACCGTAAACAAATACTTTTACAGCTACAGCAGCACCAGTTGAAAGACCAGCGGCATCAAGAGTTTGTCCACCATAAGGAGCAACAGTAAATGTATCAGTAGTTACAGAAATAACAACTCCTTTTACAGTTACAAGTCCCTCAGCAACAGCTACGGTTTGGCCAGCTCGTACAGCGTGTCCAGCCTGAGTAATTACGTTAGTTCCTGTGTTAGCAGCGGCAGCATCATATGCGATGTGCAATCTTCCTTGCTCTGACCAAATTACTTGGTCTGAAGCAGAAGGAATTTCAGCTCCTACCATACGTAAGAAAGAAGATACAGAGCGATTTCCGTAACGCTCAACTTCTTTTTCGTATACGTCTGGTAAAAATTGTTGTGCAAATGTTCCACCTCCAGAGGCAGAGTCAAAAGTTAAATAGTTTGAACCAAATAATGATTTGGTTGGTGATGGAGTTAATCCTGCTGGAAACGATCCACCTGTTTCAAATAATCCCATTTTATTTTAGGTTTAAAAGTTATTTTTTAATTTTAATTTTTAATCGATCAAGATTATCCCCAGTTATTGCGCGAACTTGCATACCTGATGTAGTTGTAACTTTTTCATGACCAGAGCGTGGGTTCATATCAATATTTTTTGATTTAGCCATTTGCGTTTTAAGTGCGTCGGCACGTCCTTGTTCATAAAAATGGTTTGCAACTGCATCTGCATTCATAGCTGTAAATAACGCTTTATGGTAACCCGCAGCATCTTCCATTTCGTTGCTTTCGTTAACAAACTTGCTAACAAGCGTATTAATGTCAGATTGGGATTCTTTTACGCTATTTACATCTTTAACTTTAAATCTATATTTATTATCACCAACTTTAAAATCAAAACCTTTGAATTCATTGGCAAACAATTCATTTGTTTTTTCTTTAAATATAGATCTTTGTTGTTCTGCAATTTGTGATCGTGATTCTTGATCTTGTTTATAATCGTTGTAAAACTCAACCGCTTCTCGTTGCTCAGGGGTTAACTTAGAACTTAACTTAAGATCTTCGTAATATTTACCCTTAAGGTTATTAAGATTTGATTTAGCTTCAGCAATTGATTCTTTAAATGCTAGTTTTTTGCGCTTTATGTCACGCTCTTCATCCACATCTTCATCATAAGAAAAGTTATCTTCTATTAAAAAGTCAACTTCGTCTGGCGATAAATGTGGTTTTGACTGACGATAGTATTCGCGTAGCAAATCCATATCAGCCATTCCTTCATAATCTTTGTTGAGATTTACATAATCTTCAACACTCCCGCCCGTATCTTCCATAAACTTAACTAGCTTATCTATATTTTCAGGAAGCTCACGAGCAGGCTCTTGATTATTATTTACGCTTTCAGATTCTTCTTTAAGCTTATTTGGAATATCTTTTATTTTATCAGCTAATGTTGCTGGTTTTTCTACCTCTTCATCCTGTATGAGTTCGAGCACCGCATCTTCTTCGTTATCGGTGTTGCTTTCTCCGGTAGGCTGCTCATCTGTTGTTTCGATGTTTTGTTCTTGTACTTCTCCGCTAATTTCGGGTTCGTTGCGTACAGGAATCTCATCTGTGCTTTGCTTTTGAACGGCATCTTCTGTAAAATTTCTTAAATCTAATTTAATAGTTCCGTCATCATCAATTGTATTTGTTGGTGATGACTCTTGTGGTTCAGGAGTTATTTCTTGCGCCTCCTGAATTACTTCTTGTTCTTGGGTTTCTTCTGCCATGATAAAATATTATAAAATTAAAAAAATGGGTTTTATTATCTGGGTTCAAACATTTCTAAATTAAATCCGCTCCCCATTGTGTCATTACCCGCGGATTCAAATGCTTGTTCACCTTTTCTGTCTTTTCTTTGCTCTATTAGTTGAGATTGCTGAGTAGCTTGAATACGAGTTCTTTCGTCTTTCCTGTCTTCTTTATACTTTTCTTTATTAGTAAACGCTTCTGCTTCCTTGTCTTTTATAGCCATATTAAGATCAAACTCATATTTCATAAGTTCTTTTTTAAGCTCTTTTTCATTTTGAAGTTTTCGCATTTCTAAGTCAGCCTGAATTTGTGCTAACTCTGCTTTTTGTTGCGTTATAGCTTGCTGCTTTTGTATATCAGCCTGCGCCGCTACTTGTGCTGCTTGAGCATTGCTTTGACTTTGCATTTGAATATTTTCCTGCTGTACTTGTCTATCTTGCTGGAATTTTTTCTTACGACGCACCTTTAATAACTGGTTAGCTAATTTAATATTTTTTATTTCTCTAATATCAATAGCATCTTCTAAATATATTTGATCCTTAGCTAAGGCCGCTTGAATATTATTCTCGAGCATTGCTTTTTCTTCATCGTCTGGAGCTAACTCAATAAAAATACCAAAGTCATGCAAGTGCATGTTCTTAATGTCATCAAGCGTGCCAACATTAAATCTTCCAATGCTAGATATAAATGCATCTCTAGTTGGACTATATTCTAATATATCAGAAATACGTAATGAAATCGACTCAGCTGTTTTTGCTGTTAAATATAATCCCGACTGTAATATATGGCGCGTTGCTGTATTAGAATTTGCTGCTGCTAATTTTTGAACGCCTACTAACGCATATTGATCTGGAACACTACCATCACGTGCTTCGTTTAACCCCGTAACGTCGCGAATCATTTGAAGGTAATAATTATAAGTACTTATCAAAGAACTTATTTTATTATTACCACCATTGGATGTTAGCTCTTGAATAGGTACCTTACCCGGGTTCATATCCCCGTCCACAGTTAATGATCTACCAATAACAGAACCTGTTTGGAAGAACATATTTAATGCTTCTTGTGGATTATAGTTAGTACCATTACCTAAATCTATTTCAGCTAATCCATCAGCATCAAGATAAACACCGTCAGGTATCATTCTTGACATAACTTGCTGAAGTTTTAAATGCGTGAGTTGAATCATATCAGCAAAACTTGTAATTCTACTAACTAATGATTCTATTCTACCTTTGTATATTCTAGGAGCAACAATATTGTAATTCATCATTACCTTTGTTGTATCACTTTTAGGACGTACCATATTTTTGGCAAGTTCCCACTTAAGTATTTGTTGTGTCCCTAATACAAACGCGCCATCATAAACTACTTCAACAGAACGACTTACTTTTTCAAAAAGAGATCTTGGATCTTTTGGCGGATTGAATTGATCATTTTTTTCAATCGCTTTTGAAGCTCCCGTAGCTGTTGTTTTAATTTTGTAAACTTCATTGTTATAAGTTTTGTAATTAAAATAAAGAATCTGTATCGTGTTTGCATCTAATACTGAGTCTTCATTAATATATCTATTATGAGACGCTGCTGTTTGCACGCCTTGTTTTGTTATGTTACTTAAGTCTTCGTCTGTTAAATTAGGAAATTGTTTCTTAAGTTCGTTTATTGTAACGCTTTTTACTTCCCCAACGTAATATACATCGTCAAAATATGGTGAATAAGTATAAGAGTAAACTAAATCTGCGGGATCTACATATTCAACTTTAATCCCTTCTGATTTATTAAAGTGGTTTTTTAACGCAGCTATACCTAATACTGTTAAATCATAGTTAACACGTCTTTTTGTTAACTCATAGTTATTCTGGTTTAGTATAGAATTTATTGCTTGCTCTTCAGCAATTTCAATAGCTTGTTTATATTCAAGTTGCATATGCAATGCTAACTCATTTTCATCCTCTGGCAACTTATCTTTATCGTTGCTATACACATTTATTCCAAGCTGTTCTTGTATTGCATCATTCAGCTCACGTGTTTGCATATCGCGAGTAATACTTTCTACATATTCGGAACGCTGCTTTACAGATGATGGGTCCTGCGAAAAAGCTTTAATGTCAAAAGCTCTATCTGACATCCCGTTAACAACTATGTCTACAAACTTAGGAATGATTGGTACCGGTTTCCAATCTAAATTTAAGTATGATAAATCACCGTTTATTGATAATTCATCTTTATATTTTTTTACAGACTGTTCACCTCTTGCATATAATCTTAATCTGTGGAACTCATCTCTATTAGAGTAGAATCTTGTTGCGCCTGAATCTCTTTTGAACCACTCATGCTCAATAGCGCGGGCTACTTTTAATCCGTACTCTGAGCTTGCTTTTTCTTCGTCTGAAGCAATTTGGCTCGGGAAAGAAGACTTTAATATTGTTTCCGCCATGCTATTTTATTATTGTTGAATGCGATCCTTTATTATTATATCGTGAAATTTTTAAATTTAATGCTTGTTTTTCTACTTTAGGTTTAGGATGATATAAATGCCTGTTACAAGCCATAATCGCTAAGCCTGAACTTATAGCAGCATCAAATTTTGTTCTTTTATTTATATCAAATTTAGCCCAATCATTTAATGTTCTATTAAAATATATATTACCCCCGCCTTCAGGGGTGATGCCAACATGGTTATTAATATATGTTTCAATAGCCGCAGCGTGAGCTTGTTTTATATCTTCAGATGTATTTGGAATACCACCAATTTCTCTTTCAGTTACTGACAATTTGTTCCAAACTTTGTCTGGTCGATTCATTGAAAATCCTCTATAGCCTCTACGTTTAAGGTGATACAATAGCCGTGGCTTGTTATTCTCTGCCAAAATTGGCATACCATAGTAAACCAAAGCCATAAGAACATCTTCAAAAAACATTTCAGCAGTTTGTGGGCGTGCAACATATTCTAAAAAAAATGTATTAGCGGGAGCATCCTCCATGCTAAATTTTGTTAAACCGTGTAATGCACCTTTTGATCCTTGCCCATCTGTTGTGCCTGATATATCATATGAGTCACAACCGAAAGCCCCCATGTGTTCATTTCCAGGGTATTTGGTGCCATTTTTAAGTATCACATTGTTTTCTATGTTTTTAGATGGTGTCCAGGATACTAAAAATCTACCATTTGGATTGGGTGTAAACATTACTTTAGAATCTTTAATCCCATTTTCCCAAGAAAAAGAACCTTTTGTTACATACCCCTTTCTTGTTAAATCTTCATTAAAATCTATTTGCTCGTATATTTTTGTTAAATTAAATATACTATTTTTGGCCTCGTCTCTAAATGCGTGTTCTTCCGTTCTCGGGAATTGTCTGTAATATTCATTTAAACCATCGCTATCGTGTTTTAGCCCTTCTACTTCATTTTCCCAAAACTTAATAACACCGGTTTCTATTTCAGCCCCATCATTTCCTTTAATTGGTTTTTCTGGAGTTTCAAATACAGGGTGTCCATAAGAATCAATGAATCCTTCGTAGTTCCATTCCATAGGTATGAACAAAGAATATAATCCTGAACTAGTCTGTCCATTGCGGTTTCTTCTTGTGACATCTGAATCATTATATAATTTTTGAAAGTTAGAACCTCCTTTTTCAAGCGAATTTGATGTTGAACCCATCATACACTTTCCAATAATCTTACTACCTAGTCTTAATGTTGTTTTAGTAACACGCCAGTTATTTAATATATTATCTGGTCTTTCCCACTTTCCAGATTCATCGTGAACTAATAAACTAAGCTTTTCACCATCGTAACTGTTATCACCAGTATTTTTCCAGTCAATGGTTGTATCTAACCCTTCCAACTCATTTTCTTCAGATACTTGTACTATTGATTTTTTTGTAAGTTTTGATGCTGGTACTCTAAATGCAAGCTCTGATTTTGGTCTATCCATTCCGTCTTGTATTGGTTTAAAAAAGAACGGGTAGTTAAGGGATATTGGTACAACCTTATCTGTGAACATTTTTTTAGCGTCAGCTCCAGATTTGGACAATATTCCAAACCGTGCATCTTTTGTAATTGTTGCCAAATTGACTGATTCCGCTGAAGACATAAAACTAAATCCGGATCGGCGGTTTTTAAGATAGCACATTCCATAAGCCCTAAAATCGGCTTTACACGCTTCCCAGAAAATAAAGAAAATTCTATTAGCTTCTCTGAAGTCTGGCTTCCCAACATCAATTTTAGCCCACTGCAAGTACATGTAATGAGAACCAGTAATATAAGTAATGACGTCTTTGTTATAAAACCAATAACCTTCTTCACGCCTGGTAAATTCTCTGTCAATATACGCATACCATTTATTTTTAAAAGCATCTGGGTAAGTTTCCCAATCAAATCTAGTTTTTATTTTACTTAATTCTTTTGGGTATTCATCAGCTGTCCATCTATTATTTTCTTTATTAATATTATTTGGAGCCAACGGTAACGCTATTTTTAAATTTTGTATTTCTACAATTTCTCCTATCTTACCGGTTTTGCTTATAATTACAACATCGTAATCTTTATTATAACCATACTCCCATTTATTTAACTTATTAAATCTTTTAATAGTGTTTAAACGAATAGGGCTAACTGATTTAATTAAATTTTGTTCGTACATTATTTTGATCTTCCTTCAGCAAAACCTTTAAAACCTGTACCGGCTTGTAATTTAGAGGCGTCAAGCATATTTTTTTCATTTTCAACTCTTGAAAGTATTTCAAAAGCATCAAATATTGCTAATTTTTTTGTTGCGGCAGCATTTTTTAATCTATCAGCAGCCAAGTCTTCCTCTGGGTCACCTATTATTATTTTTTCTTCTGCAACTCTTATTAATTCATCAACAGCTTTATACCCAGCTTGGATTATATTCTTTCTCAGTTCCTCGTATTTCATATTTTATTGCTATAGAATTTAAAGGGACTCTATATAATCTTTCGCCATCAATAACAAACTCATACTCGCTATTTGGTGTAAAGCCGACTAAATCATTACTATCAAGATTAAAGCTTCTTAAATCGTCCCCTAGGTGCTTTAAAACGCCTATATTGGCTCTTTCTTTATCATTTAGAAAGCTATTGTCTTGCTTTAGTGGTTTTACAAAGCAATAACCCGGTAATGTGAACCACTTGCCATTGCGTTTGTATAAGAATATTTGATCATCATAACACATATAAAGGTTGTGCTTGAAATAGTTGCTACTATTTCTTTCTTGGCCTCTAACATCAAAATATCTTCTAAAAACATTATGATGTACAATTACTAAATCATTTTTTTGTAAAAAAGAATTATTAATTGGTGTTTCAACAATTTTAGCTTGTCTGTTAACAAACTTATGATCTTCTATCTGCGTATTTAAAATTAAATTAGAGTCACCTATTTTTTTATTATTTGTATACCTTCCATCTAAAGGCTCTATTAAATAGGCATGTAAATGTTTCATTAATATTCTAAATTGTATTCAATTGCAATAGCCATATTTTTATTAAATGTTTTCCAAGGCAAAACCTCTTCGCTTTTTTCAATAAATATATTATAGCTTTCGTCTTCTTCTATTATTTCAACTATTCTATGACCGCCAAATACTTCTTGTCCTATAGAATAATGCATTGCATCGTTTTTATAATCTCTCCCAATGCTAATCTTCCGTATTAGATTCATCTTGATTTTCATTTAATATCTCAGCGTTATTAAATACTTCAATAATTGCCTTTACTCGATTAAATTCTTTAATAGGCATTTCATTTAAAATTGCTGTAATTTCAGTTAATTGTTCTTGTGTTAAAATTCTTTTCATTTTATTAAATTTAAATTAGTGTATATTTGATTATTACGTGTTATTTGTGTTTATTATTTCCAAATACTTTTTCAACACCTCGCGATCCAAAATAACCACCAATAACTATAGTGAGTAATCCTGTTATATCATCGAGTGGGTAATTTAAATACCAACCCGAAACATAAGAAACTGTTAAAAATATTAATATTAATGGGCGTACATTAGCAGCAAGCCAATTTCCTGATCTAGCATCAGCAACCCATCTTCTTGTAGTTCCATCTATTTCAGATCGTTCTAATCTTAATTTTTCAAGAGCTACTTCTTTATCTTCTTGTGGCATATCACTGCCACCAATTATTGCTTCTATTACAGAGCCAACCGGTGTATCACCAGCAATGGCTCCAACAACGTTAGGAATCTTTTCTAATAAAAATTTCCCAACGTTGGTGTCTTTAAATTTTTTTTTAGCCATTATTAATTTCTGTTAAGCTAAATGCTAACGCTCCTATGTTCAATCCGTATATCTTTAAATTTTCCATTATCCAATTCCGTTATATCCTTTGCTGTATTCTGCTGTTACTTCTGCATCTGTTAATGCTCTACTATAAAACTTAACATCTGAAATTTCACCGCTCCAATAATGGTTAGTGCCTTGATAAGAACCAATATAAGATGTCGCACTAGATGCTGTATCTGTGTAATTGTCGTTAGTTGCTGTTCCAACAGAAGTATCATTTACAAAAGCCTCATAAGAATTGCCTGACTGAACAACGGCTATGTGTGTCCAAGTATTAGCGGTTAGTGTTGCTAGTGGGTAACTTCCTGCACCACCCACAATAAAATCAAGTTGACCATTACTGTGATTTAATTGTAAAGCGAACCTTCCGTTAGTTAATCCTGCTCCTGTCATCCAAAAAGGCATTCCGAATGCTATTGATTTACCATCCCATTTTAACCACATAGATAAACTTCTATAAGGTTGGTCAAACGCATTTCTAAAAGAAGAATCTAAACTAACGTAATCATTGTTTCCATCAAAATCAAAGCTAACTGCCGAAGGTAAGAAAGTAGCACCGCTTATAGTACCATCATTCCCATTAGGATAGTTATTCTTAGTGAAGTTATAGTTTTGTCTTATTTGGTCTTGTGTAAGGGCTGTATGATATATTCTCACTTGTCCTATATCTCCGTCAAGGCGTCCAGTACTACTTCCACCCAAAGAACCTATAAAAGTATTATAAGCGTTTGTGTCGGCACTTTTACCACTAGATGAAGAAACCTCTAATGTTCCATTGACATATATTCTAACTATTCCATTAGACTCTACTAAACCAACAATATGATACCATACGTTAGCTGAATAGGTTGAACTTGTAGAAAGGTACTCATCTGTGCCATATACAAAGAACTTAATTTTATTATCTGAATGAAAACGTAAAAGCCAATTCTGAGTGTTACCGTCATCAGTTGTTTGAGAAACTATATAGTCTGCTGTTCCTGTTGTGTGCATTCTTGCCCAAACTTCAACAGCAAAGTCAGTACCGCTATTTTTTGTTAGACCTGTATTGTTTATTTTAACATAGTCATTAGTTCCATCGAACGTAATAAAGTTCCCTAACTCTTTTTCATAAAAGTCTATTAATGTTGAACTAAAATTGGTAAAAGTTCCATCATAACTATTAGTAGTTAAGTCAGTCCAAGTAGATGTTGAAACAGTAGTATCATCGCCTGCATCTAAATGTAGTTCTAAATCTGTGTCGGGTATTAAAGATGTTTCTTTTGTGTTTTTAGCTACTGCGTAGTAGATATAAGAACTACCACTAGTGTTTAAAGACCCACTAGCTACTTTGTTATTAAATCCAGTAGAAGTAAATTCAAAAGTACCATTATAATCTAATTCTTGTAAAGTTTCATTAGGAAATAAAGCTCCTGTTGATGGGTTGGCTGCTGTTCTTTTGTTGTCAAAAATATGCCAAGAAGCAGCAGCTGAAGTATTTTTTATCATAACAAACGCTGGTTCAAATCCAACATTTACAGTCATATTGCCCCCTGTTCCGGTATAACTACCTACTTTAGATACACCTCTTTTAGATGTAAAGCAGTAGGCTATATAGTTATCACCATTAAAATTTGTTGCCCTGTCCGCTACAGAACTAGTTGTAGAAAAAACGGTAGGTGTAGGTGCGGTGTTGTTAAAAGAGCCGTATGTTCCTGCTGCTGCAGTTTCATCTAAATTGATGTATTTTGTAGCTCCTAATGGTTCTACATAAGTTCTCCAATTTCTAGCATTGCTTAGGTTTTTGTGAATAACCATTTGAGGCTGAACATCTAATCCGTGTCCTACTGTTTGTCCAAAAGAACTATTCCCTGTATAACTAACTATACTAAAACCTAAATCATTATTTACACTAACCTGTGATGTAATATCTCCATTTGTATTAGATACTGCTGCACCTCCAGCTTTAAAACACCAAGCAACATAATCTTCTCCGATTGTGTTAGTTCTACCTCCGTTACCTGTTATGGTAAATCCTTCTGGTTGAACAGACGTGGGCATATTAGTAGACGTGGCTTGTGCAGCGCTTTGGTCTGATGCAAGGTAAGGTGCGGGAGATGTGATACCTCTTACTGAATCTACAATAGCGTGTGAATCTGTTGTATCTCTATTTTTTATCCAGATTAAGTCAGGTTGAAAACCAACGGTGTCAATTACGTGCGGTGCTGATGCCCCTGTATAAGTAACAGTATTAAAATGCTCGTCTACATTTGTAGCAGGAGTATATTCGTGGTCTTTTATGTCATACCATACAGAACCATCGCCATCGTAGCTATCTACATCGTTAGCGTCTAAGTGTAGGATAAGTCCTTCTTCACCTGCATTACCTGCTTCTGCTGCTGCTGCGGTATGTATTAGACGTTCGTTAATAGCCATATTACTCTGTTTCTATTTCTCTAGCTACGACATCGTAGGTAAAGTAATTATTTGTTGCACTAAAGTGTAAATTATTTATTGCTTGTGTTCCAATATCATAATCCGGAACAACAACATTAAAAAATCCAAATTCTTCGAGCACCTCATCAGATGCTCTATTTGCATTAGTAATACTTTTGTTTCCGTTTGATAGTATGTTTGGTATAGTATTGTACTTTACAACCTTACCTGCTTCTAAGCGTGCTTTCATTATACTGCAGTGTAGTTTGAAATTGTTCCAAATATTTCAGTATCATCATTTGTTGATATTAACTGAATAATGTTTTTTGTAGCCGTACCACTATATTCACCATTAAGCCATTTAACTCCAGCAGGCCATGTTATTGCATAATTTCCGTCAATAACTAATGTTTTAACCATACCCGTTTTTACATTAGAAAATGTAAGGGTAGTATCAGCGGTACATGTTTTTGTAAACACAGATGAAGCTGTCCAATCAACGTCTGTTGTAATTGTGCTAGATGAAAAAAACTCATCCGCTAAAACTTCGCTTTTTACTTTTGTAAATGCCATAATTATGTTGCTTGTTGTGATATTGTATAGAAAAACTCTGGTGTTCCATTGTCATCTGTACAGACTATTTGTATAAAGTTTTTTGTTCCTAAAGTAGTATCAAATTCACCGCCTAATAATATTGCTTCACTTGGAAACGTAAGAACATTAGCAGCTACACCATCTCCAGTTGCTACAATTATTTTAACCATACCAATTTTGTAATCAGTAAAGTTTAATGTAATAGGAGCGTTTGGTGTAATTCTAAATATTTGTGAACTATTCCAATCTACCGTTTGCGGCGATGATGACCCACTAATATTAGCTGAGGTTTGAAATTCAGAGGCTATTACACCTGACGTTATTTTTGTTAATGCCATATTTTAATATTTAAACCATATCTTTGCGCTCCACAATGTGTTTGTGCCAGGGTATGTTGATTGTCCTATATGTATTGTTCTATCTTGAGTATCAAATAGATCATAAACAACTCCTGTAAACATACCATATCGCACGCCGCCATTAAATTCTCCGTTAGCTGAGTTAGCTAAAGAAGTTACGTTGGTCGGTGGTTGTAGTGAGTTACTTGTGTAATTATACAGTTGCCATGCTGCTCCGGCAGGGTTTGTAAAAAGATATGCACCTGGATAATAATAACCTCCGTTTCCTGATTGATTACCATACCAATCACTTCTTAATGTAGTTGGTGAGGTTACTACAGCAAAATATGTTGTTTTATAACTAGGACTGCTATTTGAAGATATATTACTCATAGCAAACTTTCTAGCTTTAATATACGTTGAATTAAATCCAGTTCCACAACCTCCATGACTACCACTACCTAATGGAGTCGTTTGAGCTTGAACGGTTATAAGACCATTAGCCGTTATACCAGCTGCGCTACTAGTGCATTCTTGTCCTAAATACGGTGTTCCTATAGAAGAATCAATTCTAGCCCACCCTCTGGTGCCTGTACCGTTTTCAGTGCCGTCAATGTCAAGATACATTTGTCTTATTCTTGTACCATCATCAAAATAATAAACTCCATTTGGTTGGCTACTTGAGGCTACCTCTTCATATGATGTAAAAGGATTGCCTTGAGTGCCGTTTCCTGGGATATAACTAAGTGGCTTTGATAGCAATTGTGTAACACCTATCATAACCAAGGAAAGTTTGATTCAACATTATCTTGTGTACTTTCTTGAAGCTTTTTATCAATATCACGTGTTACAAAATCTTTTTGAATAGAATCATTTTCATACCAGGTTATTAAATCTGATTCTTGCAAATTTTGATATTCAGTAAAATCCATTTCTGGATCTGGCAAATCAATCTTATACTCTTCAGAAATCTGGTTTGACCCATTAGATGCCGTTACTTCAATTATAAAGCTCTTAATCATATTAAGGTAAACGCCATTTTCTTTTTTTAAAGAAACTATTCTATGTGTATATGTATTTGCCATACTGCTTGTATTGTTTTAAGTGTAAGCTGTTATAGTATATGATGGTATTACAAATTGTTCATTACTACTAGTAATCCAATAATTTGTTCTATGCAACCAATAATTATATGTTGAAGAATCGTAGCATGCTGCACGTATCTTTATATCTTTAGGAGAATCCCAAGTATTCATTGTTCCGTTAGCAATATCATCAGTTTGTCCATTAATTTTAATCTCGCACCTAATATCTCTAATCTGAGCACTTCTTTCGTAGTTGCTATAGCCATAATCCATCCATTGTATTTTTGAAGTTACAACATCTATACCGTCTACGTTTCCTAGCATTGAACCTAGTGTAGAATAATTAGCTACCTCGTCATTTGCTTGATGAAATCTATACTCAATAACAACTTTTGTAGTGCCAGTAGGAGGCTGATATGCAAACGAGCTATTGGTTACGTCAACTAATGATGTGGAAGTTACGTTTTGATAAACTGTGCAATTAGGCACTGTAATATCCCCTTGTAGCGTTGAAATAGTTTGATTATCACAATTAAAAGATAATTGTTCTAAAATATTATTTCCTCCGCCGCTACTAGCAAAATGATCTGTTAAATTTCCCATATTATTGTCCTATTATTACCCAGCCTTTTGATGAACCAGACCAAATCAATTCAAAACTAGCAGAAGCTGTATCTAAAGTAAGATCTGCTGCTGCGTCCATTATTTTATTTCCATTGCTACCTAATACACACGTATCAACTCCAGATAGGTTAGATATTTTTATTGAGTCACCAAGCCCTGGGGATGCTGGCAAAGTTAATGTTAATGAAGCTGTAAATACATAAACTGTATTTGCGACCGCATTTGTATTTGCGCCTATAACAGAAACACTATGTTTTGATTGCACTGTTACAGCACCAACTTCTCCGTTAACACTTGTTACAGGTGAACTAGCAGTATTGATGGCGCTAATTGAAATAACTTCAATAACATCATCTTCTGCAGGTGTTCCAGCTGTAAATTGTATTTCGTTTGAAACTAAATTATAATTAGACTTAGCTTGATATACACCTTGTATAAACACCATTGTAAGGGCTTTACTAGCCGGTGAACCATTTACAAGTGCAAAGTCTGTTTCAGTTCCGTTCGCTGTAAAAGTATCTGTTTGAAATGTTGTTTGAGTTACACTGCCAGATGGTATAGTTTTATATATACTTACTTCAATACTATAGCCAACGGGTACGTTAGAACTAAATACAATATTAGACCCAGCAATACTGTAAGTTCCTTTTTCTTGGTATACGCCCTCTATGTATACATTGGTGTAGTTTTCAGAAAGCGGTGCTGATGAAAGCGCATAAGTAGTTGTCCCATCACCTGTAAGCTCATCTAAAACAATCTCTCCTACACTAGTTAAATCTAAAAGACCACTTACATATTTAACTTCAATACTATAGCCATTAGGTGGGGCTGTTGTAAATACAATATTAGAACCAGATATAGAATAGTTTTCTTTTTCTTGATACACACCCTCTAAAAATACCATTGTATGATCAGACGATCTTGGCGTTCCACCTAAAGAAAAAGATAATGTTGCACCATCCCCGACTAAACTTCCGGATGTGCTAAATGCAGCACCCTCAGTTAAAGTAGGTGCGTTTACATTGTGTCTTACGTGAACATTATCAGTTCCGGAAGCTGGAATTGAACCAGAAGCAAATGTAACCGTATTGCCACTTACCGTATAGTTAGATGGATATTGATACACACCATCAACATATACATTTATATTATCTATATCGACTATAGTATCTGATAAATTAAAAGAAGCTTGCAACCCAGTTCCACTAAATGTTTCTTTAACAATTTCGCCAGTTCCTCCGCCACCACCAGCAATTGCACCCCACTCTGTAGTGTAGCCTTCAAATTGGTTATCTTCAGTATTATACCTGAACATTCCAGCAACTGGAGTACCGGGTCTTTCTGCTGTAGTACCATCTGGAACGCGTATGGCCCCCGTAGTTGCAATATCTACTACTTCACCTGATTCAGATATAGCTGAGTCTGTTAAAGTGTCTGTATCGCTAAATTTTGGTAAGCTACCAGCAGTACCTGTACCGTCTACAAATTGCGTATTGCCTTCTAAAGCAGTGCCTGCCGATGTTCCAAATCCAGGAAATGAAACTTTGCTTGTATTAGCGGCAACATTAGTATTAGCAGAAACTTTCGCTTCTGTATAATATAGATTATTAGTGCCCTCAGTAATATCGTCAGTAGTTGTACCACCTTCTAAAGCTGTTCCGGCTATTGTACCAAAACCTGGAAATGTAACTTTACTATTATTAGTGGCTGTATCAGATTCTATTGTGTCTAAATCAACAGCTTGCGTTACAGATATAAAACCAACTTTTGTAGAATCAGCTGCGGGATAATATAAATTACTAGTGCCTTCTGTAATATTGTCAGAAGTTATAGCTGTATTTTCCCAGTTTGTGCTTGAGCTATTGTACCGTAAGAAATGGTCATTAGAAACGCCTGTAATAGATACATCTGTTAAATCTCCAATAGCAGCTGAAGCGGCAACGCCACCTAAATTAGTTGCAGCCAAGCTTCTAAACTGTCCAGCTATTAATATTTTAGCATCTGCTGGGTCATTTAACGCAGTAGCGCCAGCTTTCATAATAATTGCCCCAACATATATTGCTTGTTGAGATGTGTTATCATCTTCTTGAAAGCTTTCTAATAAATAACTTCTTTCAGCAGTATCAAGATTTGCATATGTAGCTTTCCCGTAATATGAAATTAATATATTCGGTGTGCCTGGAAAATAGAATAATCTTTGTACAGTATAACTACCACCGGGAACAGTAACCAATGTGCCGGTACCATTATCGTATTTGGTAGGGTCAACGCCGGTGTAACCAGCTCCTCCATTGTTATCTTTAACAAATCCTCCGCTACCATTGCTATAATACCTATGCATTAATGCAGCTGTTCTTGCACCATCAGATACAGTAGAAGGATTTTCAGGGTCTATTGCATAGTTTCTTCCTAAAGCAAAAGCAACGCCAGAAGATCTATCAAGGCTAAGGTTTGCACCATTAGCTGTTATAGCATGCCCTGATTTTTTTAAAGGCCCGAAAGCAGCTATAAACTCATTGTGCTGTGCCATTGAGTTATATGCTGTTCTAGGAAAAGTACGCGCAAACTGTGTTGTTCCTGATGTGTGTATAATAGACCCCACCGGTATATGTGTTCTAAACTGTGCCTCTGTAAAAGCACCCGCTTGTTGTCGCACTGTTCCAGTGTTATCTATGTATACCCAAGCATTTAATTGATCTGAATTATTAGAATCTAAATTAAATACTGTAATAGTCTGTGCAGACCACTCTATATTTATAATTTCTGGATGTGGCTCTGATCCAGCTGATTTATTTAAATCGTTTATTATACCATTACCTGCGGCAATAGTAAATGTAGTTGATCCTGCCGTTGTAGATAACTCACCGCCATTTAAAATACCCGAAGGTAATACTTCTGTAAATTTATCAATACTTATATCATGTCCATGGTACCTAAAATGTAATGTATCATGTGTGCCTTCTGTGGTGTAATATATACCGTTATCAAAAGTAGGAGTTGTTGTTTGATTATTTAAAAGCTCAATAGTATCTCCAACAGCTAAATTTTCAGTTACCGTAACATCTCTTGTCACAGTAAGGTCTTGTCCTACTGTAACATCATTTGGTAACCCAACGGTAAAAGTTCTATTAGCAGATAAATCTTGTGGTCCAACCGGAGATACCTCTATTTCATTAGTTGTACCTTGAACTTCTATTGTAGTAGTACTTAAGGCAATACTAGGTTTATTTAGTATTTCAGCATCGTCTCCTGTGGCAGCATTCCAATTTGGTTTTATATTAACCTCAGCCCCTTCTTCAATACTATTTAATTTTGTTCTTTCGTCTCCTGTTATAATCTCACCAGACCCAGCACTTGAAACATCTCCTAAGTCTATTACATTATATAAACTTATATTAGTTAAATCTGTTGGTTTGTTTTGGATAAACGCATCGCTATTAACGTCATCTTCATCCCAGTCAGCTTTTACATTTTGCTGCGCATTATCGGGGGGGACAGTAATACTATCTGCACCATCAGTTACTACTCTTGTAATAGCATTAACATCAATTCCTGTTAATTTTGTTCTTTCCGCTGTAGATAAGCCAATAAACGTTTCGTGACTGGGACTAATTCTGTTTCTTTCGTCCCCTGTTATAATAGCCCCGGAACCAGCACTACTAATATCGCGTAGTTCTTCTACATCATGGATAGTTAAGTTAGTTAAATCGGTTGGCTTGTTTTCAATAAACGCATCCCCTGAAGTAGCAGACCAATTAGCATTTACATTCACTTCCGCATTTTCCGCAATACTGTTTAACTTAGCTAGCAATACATCTGTAAAGTCATTAGCAGATAAACCTTTACCAGCCTCAGTGTTTTGTTTTAAATCTAAAGCAGCTTGAAGCCCTGGAATACTAGATACGCTCAAAGCATCTAATGTTTCTCTATTGGTTTCAATATAATTTACAACTTCCTGCAATGTATCAAGAGCAATATTATCACTTGTTAAAAGTGTATTGATTGCATTAATAAGATCCTTTAGCACCTTACCTTGATTTGCTGATAAAGGTAAATCTGTAGCTGTTGAGGTTGTATTGTCCACTACATCGCTATGTAACAAAGCATTTGCATTTAAGCTTTGTAATTGCCCTCTTTCAATGGTTGTAATAATTTCTCCAGAACCAGCCTTGCTTACATCACCAAATTCAGTAACAGAATCATCAGAAAAGTCTTGATCATATAATGCAGAATAATTTGCTACAAAGTATTTTGTACCGACTGTTAAAGTACCATTTGTACCCCTAGGCGTTAATGTAAGCTTTTTATATTTATTGCTTCCATAATCTTCAATGCCTGTAACTTCATAAATACCAAACTGGTTGAGGTTATCTGTCTTGCTGATTTTAATAAAATCATTATCAGCATTTTCTAAATACTCACGTAAAGAGTTCCCAGATTTATCGTTAACGCTAATATATAAAACACTTATTGCGCTAAAAGCAGCATTTGTAGCTATACCGGCATTTAAATTTAATACTCCGTTTACTTCTCCGGCTGGGTTTACATAGTCTTGAAATTCAAAGGCAGCACCATCAAAAACCTCAACTAAGTTGTCTTCGTTAGCTACACTTAGTATTGACTCTATTGTATAGTTTTTAGTCTTGCCTGTGGCAGAGTCTGTACCTAATACTTTATCCGCTTTGTTGAGCGTAGAGTCTTGGTCATATGATTTTATTCTAGCCATATTTAAAAAATATGTTTTATATTAACAATTCCAACGGCGTCTTGCCGCTTTGCCTCTTTCTGAAGTCCAGCTTTTTGATCTTGCACAAAAAGACTTACGCCTTTTAGCAGCTTTGCTGTTAGGGTCAAGTTTACTCGGGGGTGTTGTTACCGCTGTTTTTAGCTTAGAACCAGGGTTGTCTTTTTTATATTTTTGCACGCCTTTACGGGACATACCGCCCCCGGCGGCAGCCCCTGTTCCTGTCGGGTTTGCTTCGTTGTAATATCCTAAAGACTTTTTCTTTGAAGGAGCAGGTGGCTTTTTCATTAGCGGCTCTGCTTTTATTCTTCTTGTTATTGGTTCCATATAGTATATTTTGTTTTTCCGTTTTCTTTTATAGCTTTTAAGATGTTACCTCTATTATTAGAAGCATTATAGCTAACATGCACCCAGCTAGGACTATCATCATTTCCAAATTCCCAGATTAATTGATCAAACTCTAAATTATCTTTTATATAATTAAAAAAATCAGCATTTTTTGATCCCCCTATAACATCGTCAATATCAATAGCTTGCCCTTTGCAGTGCTGGCTCTTAGAACTGCCTCCGATAGCCTTATTCAGCTCTGGACTACGATAGAAGCTAGTTATATATATTGGGTGCCCAAAGTGCTCTCTAAGGGGCTCAAATACGTTTTCAGCCAAAGCTTGCATATTAACAAGCGTAGGGCTGTTTGGAAAATTATCAATACCTAATCTTTCAGCTGTATTAGAACGTGTTGCCTCTTTGATTGATATGTGTTTACTTATTTTAATTTCCACCTCTTACGTGAATATATCCGCTAGAGCATTTGCATTGAGACCCAATTGGTTTTTTGCAAGTCTCACAAATTGCTTCTTTATTAGCAGAAGTTTTTGCGTGTACTTTTTGAGTAATTGGCGTTGCTTTTGGTCCTGACATTCCCATAATTTATTTTTTTTGTTTTTTATATGCTTCTTTTTCCCAAGGCAGATTACTAGAGCCTTCTTTCATAAGTACTCTTGGGTGCTTGTTTCCTTTCCAATATACATTCTCATCATCATATGACAAATCCCCTCTAAGTATTTGGTCACGATGCACTTTTTCATGACTTTTAGCTATATCTTTCTTCTTCTTAGATAAATTTTTATTTACAACAATGGTACCGTCATTTAAGGTAACACCTTCAACCTTACCCATTCCGTCTTCCTCTGTTACCAGGCCATGATCCATTATCAATGATTTGATATTGGTTTTCATTTTGTATCCCATTATCTTGTAGTATCTTTAAACATATCGTCAATAGCTTTATTATAAACTTTATCTGTATATGATTTGTTTTTAAAAAATACGCTGCGCTCAGACATAGGTAAGTCTTCTTCGCCCAACATTATTTTATACATTCTTGTTATAAGGTGTTTGCATTTTGTTGAAGTTTTAAACACATTATATTTTATTGTTGTTTGGTTACGTTCTGCGTAGATTTCAATCCACCCTTCGCGGCGAAGCCGCTCCCATCGTTTTTTATCCCAAGAAAATGTATAGGTGCCTTTAATATAATCATTACGCGTAAACAAACCTACGCAATCAAAATATATAAGTAATTCTAAATCAGCATCTTTAAGATTATAAGTTTTACAGGCCCATCTTCTGATAAGCCTGTAATACTTTAGTATATTCATTTCTCTTAAATCAGCCGCTTCTAGCCTCATAGTACAGCAATAACGTCGGATTCTTTTATAACGAAATAAAGCTTGTCATCAAACTCTATTCCGTACCCAGCATGTTTGTCGTAATATATCAAAGCTTCCTGGTTAAGCCCCTCAACTAAATTGCCTATAGAAACAACTTTGCCTTTTCTATAGCGGACATCGTCTTGATGCTTTTCATTCAAAAGTAAACCATTTGTTTTCTTTGGTTCTTCTTTTATTCTATCTATTATTATATATCTATTAATTGCTTGCATCTTCTCTTACATTTGAAATTACACAATCAGCGGATATAATAGTAGAAGCTACCGAAGCAGCGTTTTTTAAAGCTGTTTTTGTTACTAGAACTGGATCAATAATTCCAGCCCTAATCATATTAACAACTTTTCCTGTTGTAACATCAATTCCTTTGCCTTTGCTATACACATCGCCAGTCACGCCTGAATTGCTCAATATAGTAGCAAACGGCTGTTTCATTGCTGCTATTAAAATTTGTTCCCCCGGACAAGCTGGTTTAATACTATTGGCTGCGTTACATAAAGCGATTCCACCCCCCGGCACAATACCTTCTTTTAAAGCTGCTTTAACGGCATAGATAGCGTCTTCAACTCTATCTTTCTTTTCTTTTAATGCAACTTTGCTATCTGCCCCAACTTTTATAATTCCAACAGATCCCGAAAGCATTGCTTTGCGCTCTTCTAGCTTTTTAATTACGTAGTCGTTTTTTTCTTCTTTCAATTGTTTTTCAATTGATTCAATACGACCAGTAATTTTTTCATTAATATCTTCTACTGTAATAATAGTATTATTATCATCAGTAACAGCTTTTTTACAAACGCCTAAATGCTCTATACCAATTAAGTCAAGATCATCTCCTAAATCTTCGTTTATGATAGTAGCACCAGTTATAGCTGCTAAATCTTCCATTAATTCTTTTCTAGTTAATGAGAAGCCAGGAGAATCGATAACGTTTACCCTTATATTGCCTTTAGCCTTATTCATTACTAAAGCGGACATTGGCTGTTGTGCAATATTGCCAATTATAAGTATACTGCGCTTTTCTTTTATGGCATATTCTAAAACCGTTTGAATCTTTCTTATAGTGTTTATTTCAGATTCAACTAAAAGAACTAAAGGGTCTTCTAATACAGCTTTACCTTTTTCTTTGTCAGTTATGAAATGCGGCGATTTTAAGCCTGAATCAAATTGCACTCCATCTACGATTTCAACGTGCGTGTCTGCTGTTTCAGACTCTTCCATCAATACCACACCGTTATTTCCAACAAGTTCGTATGCGTTCGCTATAATTTCTGCTAGCACTTTGTCATTATTAGCAGAAATGTTTGCAACGTGATTAAGCATAGCCCCTTCTACCGGAACTTTAATTTTATCAAGGTATTTTAATGCTTTGGCTAGTGCATTGTCAATTCCTTTTTTGATACCTCTAACATTTGTTTTACCACTCTGGTAATACTCATTTAAGATGGCAGAGGCAAGGACCGTTGAGGTGGTAGTTCCGTCGCCTGCCTCTTTTACTGTTTTTTGAGCAGCTTCTTTTATAAGGGTGGCGCCAATGTTTTCTACCGGGTCCCGTAAGATTACGCTATTCGCTACAGTTACACCATCTTTTGTGACGATCGGTCTACCTAATGCGTCTTCATAAATAACACATTTTCCCGATGCCCCTAATGTTGATTTTACGGCGTCGTTAAGCTTGTTAACTCCAGCCATAATTTTACTACTTGCATTATTGCCAAAGTTTAAATCTTTAACAATATTGCTTGTGTGATTAAATTCCATTAAATTAAAGTATTATATTATTTAAATGTTTTAACTACTGTTGGCCCGTCAAACGCTTTTAGTTTTCTTTTAAAATGTTCGACTGATGAATCAATTGCTTGCTCAGCGCCTTCAATAGTTTCGCGTCTTGTTACGTCCACCCACTTGTCATCTATCTCATATTCTGTTTGATAATAACCGTTAGGCAGTTGGACAATTCGCCAATTTTCTTTTAAAGCTAAGGTTTCCCAAAAGGTTTTGGTTTCTTCGTCTAGCTTTGGTTGTTGGTTTGCCAGCGTACTGGACTTGTAATAAAAATAGGTCATAATAAAAGGTTTTGGTTAATTAATTTTGGTTATATAATTATATTACATTAAAATTATTTTATTTATCTAAGTACTATAATTGCGTATAAGTTATTGTAACTTCTGATGTATCTGTTGAATCATATCCCTCAGTTATTTTCAATTCAGTACCTGGCTCTACTATATCAGCTTCTTGGAAATTTAAATTTAAATTAAGCGGATTAGTTATAGAATCTATTGAAACTTGTGAATCTGGAATAAAGGTAGTTCCTTGAGCTATTTGGTTAGTACCATATAAAGTAGCTTGAGCCATAATTAATAGTTATATGTTATATTTAAGGTATGAGTTGCTGAGCTGCTTCCCCCATTTAATACGTAAGGGTCCGCTTCTATTATCACAGCCGGCACGGGACCAATGCTCCCCCAAATACCCATTGCCTCTGTAGCTATATAGTAGTCGTAATCAACGCCTTCTGTTTTTCCTGTAATGGACACATCTAAATTAATAGGATCAAATACTCCCCCATTAAATTGTGCAGTAGTGGACCCACTAAAATCAACAGTATTATCTGTAGATAATGGCACCATTATAACACCCTTTTGGCTTTGTTCAAAAGGCCCTATTGAAAAAAGTGCTAATGGAGCGGGGGATGCATTCCAATGAAGGCCTGTTGCAGAGGTATGATCAAACGCGGCAACAAAAGGAACTACCCCTGTACCTGTTTTAGCAAAGTTTAATGTAAAGGTTGATTTATATCTTGTACCCGCTGGCGTTCCTTTCACTATTTGTGTTGTCCCAGATGTAAGGCCTGCTGCCGATGCTGTAACCGTATACACCCCAGTTGTTGCTGTTGACGCATTTACTGAATTTGTTTTTGCAAAATTTTGTGATTCTGTATTATTAAAAGTTAAAGTAGCCGGGCCTGTGTTGCCCCATGTTACCCCAGTTGCTAGATCACCATAATCCGCATATAGTCCTGAACTTTTTGATGCTACAGCTGCAAAATAAAAGCCTCCGCCACTTTTTTCATATTCCCTATAGCCAGGATAAAGATTCGCTCCGTATGTAACATCATCTGCCGTTGGGAAGATAAATATTCTGTTATTAGGTAAAGCGTTATATAACGGTGCTGGAGTCTGCTCTGCTAAAGTGGAAATATTTTTTAATATAAACATATTATTGTGCTGTTCCTACTGTGTATATGAATGTTCTGTCACCAGCATCTGATCCTTCCGCAACGCATGTTATCTGCATATAATTCACGGTATTGGCTGTTTTTACAATATCATCAGACGAAAGCCTAACGAATGTAGGTGTGCCTGTCAATGGGTTGGCAGCAGCATCTGTTACATCAAACGTCAATGTGCCCGTATAATCCGTAGATGCGTTGGTTCTTATAATGAAAACTTTTGTCATACCGGTTTTTGCGCTTGCCATGTTTATAGAAAGATTAGCGGCTGAACCAGGCAGAGTTAAGTCAAAAATAGCATCTTGGCCAAAATCGCATAGAGGGTTAAAGGTGGTTAAAACCTGCGTTTTAGTGTCCGTAAATTCATTTCCCAATTGATCGTACTCTATGTTTAAATATGCAGTTCCATCTGTTTGAACATCAATATCACCACTCATCCCGAAATAAACATAACTAGCAATGGTTGAATATGTTGTTTTCTTTAAAGAACTAGTGCTAACATCATAGATTAAAAAAGAGTCTTGACTGCTAATACTACTTAAGTTTGATTGGCTGTTTATTGCCGCAGGTTGCAGAGTTAAAGCGCCTGTGCCATCAATGTTTGCATCACCTGACATAGCTACGTTCCCGAAATCTGTACCATCGCTTACCAGTATGTGACCCGCTGTAGCTGCTGATAAATTATCATCAATAAAGTTTATTTTTGCGGCGGTAATGCTATCAGCTCCTATATCAACCGAAGGCGAACCAACCCATTGCATATCTCCATTTGCATCAATTCCCAATATTTTTCCAGCCGATGGGTTATTGCCAGTATTAATTTCATTTTTCTCTACAGATAAATCAATATATTCTACACCTGTTCCTGCAGAGTTAACGCGAAGCACCTGGCTGCCTAAGCCATCATTTGCATCAGCATTTGTATTGCCTACTGTAGCAGGTAATATTCTAGCATCTGGTATTACGGTTCCAGAAGCATTTAACCAAATTAGTTCACCAGAAGAATTAATTGATAATACTTGCCCGTCTACACCTGCTACTGCTGGTGATAGTTTTCCAGCTGTGACAGCCTTATTGGTAATTTCATTAGTTCCAGCCGTATCTTTAGATGCTAAAGCGCCCGCACCAGTCAAATCGCCAATTGCGTGGTTATGATCTCCTCTCGCTACAGTATCTCCTGAGCCAAAATTATCACCGCTTCCGGCAAATAAAGCGAATGCCCCATCACCGAATGTATAGGTTGGATCACTTGACACCCCTAATACATCAAAAGTTAAAGTTCTATTATCATCGCCTCCTCTAGAGATAGCATTTAAATAATAGTTTGAAGCGGAGTTTGCAACCCACTCCATATTACCGTTAGTTCCATCCGCGGTTAAAACATAGCCGTCTACTGGATCGTTAATTATTTTAAGCTTATCCTCGGTAATTATATTATCTTTAATTTTAGTTGCATCAATAGAGTTTTGTTTGATGTCAACTGTATCTACTAAGTCTTTAGTCGCTAGATCTCCTAAAAAAGTAAAGTCACTAGCTTCGAAAGATGCGTTGTTTTCTATATCTGTTCTTATCTCTGCTTTTGACATAAAAGCACCCTCACCAAATATAGTAGCTGTAACATTTGTTCCACCTGTGATAGTGAATAGCACGTCACTGCTAGAACCATTGGGTCTGGTTACACTAGATAAGTAGTAATTATCATTATCGTCTTGATCAGTACCCCAAGAAAAACCGCCTGCTCCATTAGATAGTAAAACTTGTCCCGCTGTACCTGTTCCTGGATTCCCGCTTAGTTTAGTGGTTGTTATAGTTCCAGC